TAGCTAATAATACTAAAATTAAAATTGTGGATGAACAAATGTGGCAATTAAACCCCACAAATAATTTTTGGTATTCTTTAAGGTATGATAAAGATAAATTTTCCACTCTCAACCAAGGAACTGCTGTATTTTGTTTTGATATGTTTATTAGAGAAGTAAGAAAACAAGGAATTAAAATTAGTATGCAATATCATGATGAAATTTTGTTTTATTTATTAAAACAAGATAAAGATATTGTAACACAAAAATTACAAAAAGCCATACAAAGAGTAAATGATATATTAAAACTTAATATTGAATTAGCTATTTCTATGGACTTTGGTACTAATTATTCTCAAACACATTAGTGTTATTTAAAATAAATTATGCAAAATGTTATTAAAAATTAAAAATGAATGAAGAAAAAAGTAAAAAACAAAAAGAGATATTAGATAAGCTTCCAAATAATCCTCATGGTATTTTATTATTAGCACCTAGATTTGGAAAAACTAAACTTACTATTGATATTTTAAATAGAGATAAGCCTGAAACAGTTTTATGGGTTACACCTAATGCAAAATTAAGAGATGAAGATATACCTAAAGAAATATTAGAATGGAGTGGACAAAAACTATTAGATGTTACATCTATAATCTGTTGGGCATCATTAAGTCAAGCTACAGGATTCTATGATACTATTATTTTAGATGAATATCAATATATTACTGAAGATAATTCTTTACCTTTACTAAATAAAGATTTACAATGTAATAATATTATTTGTTTATCAGGTACACACCCTAGAGATAAAGTAAAACAACAAATACTTAATAAATTAAAATTAAAAGTCTTGCACTCTATGTCTATAGAAGAAGCTGTTGATACTAATATGATTGCTGATTATGAAGTTGAAGTTGTTCAATGTTATTTAAATTCAGAAGATAAAAATGTTAAAGCTGGTAATAAGGCTAAACCATTTTATATTACTGAAAAAGCTCAATATGAATATTTGACTAAACAAATAGATTCTTTAAAAGAAAAAGGTTATAATACTACATTATTAACAAGAACAAGAATGCACTTTATTTATAAGTCTTTAACTAAAGAAAATACTGCTAAAAAATTACTAAAAATTCTAAGTAATAAAAGGAACTTTGTATTTTGTTCTAATATAGAGCAAGCTGAAAGACTTGGTAATGGTAACACTTATCATTCAAAAACAAATAATAAGAAGTTGAATGAATTTATTAATGAAGAGATTGATGAACTTTATTGTGTTAAAGCTGGTGGAGTAGGTTATACTTATAGAAATGTAGATAACTTCATAATAATACAATCAGATAGTGATAATAATGGACTTACTACACAAAAACTTTGTAGAAGTTTAGTTGAACAAGGTAACTATAAAGCTAAAATTTGGTTTATAGTATTAAGAGAAACAGTTGATTTCAATTGGTTATCAAATACTTTGCAAAGATTTAATTCTGAAAAAATAAAATATACTAATATAGATGAAATTAAATCCAGAAATTAAGAATATTTTACAATTTTATAATATAAATATAGATAAAGGTTATTTATGTCTACTAGGTATATACTATGGATTAGATATAGACCAAATCTATGATGAAGTAGTTGTAAAACAAATAAATCTTACTAAAATTGTAGAAAAGGACTACAAAACAAATTCCTTAACATGGAATATTCCTTTATTTGAAGGTATAGAGTATGCATTTGAGTGGGTATCAAGTGAATATAATATACTTTTTAAACAACTAAATTCTAAAAGAGCTAGTGACTCAACTTCTTGTATTTTAAGAATGAAAAAATTATTTTCATTAAATCCTGATATCAGGAAAGAGGAAGTTATTGAAGCTACAAAACTCTATTTAGAAACAGTAAGTGACCCAGAATACTTGAAATCTTCACATAAATTTATTTATGAAGGAAATGGTGTTTCTACTGTATGGCACATAAAAAGTTGGATTGAAAGATATAGAGAATTTAAAGCATCTCAATCTGAAGAAAAGACTGCTACTTTAAATACTATAATGCAATAATATGAGTAATTTTATTGTAGAATATAAAAAAGGACAATCAGGTTCTAATAGAGGTTTATCATTAGGTCCAGGTTTAGAATCTTTAGATAAAGCTATCAATGGTTTACAAAGAAGAATGACTTATGTTATTGCAGCAAGTCCAAAAGTTGGAAAAAGTACACTTGTAGACTATGGTTTTGTAATAAATCCTTGGTTGGATGCTGTTGCAAAAAACATTCCTATTAGATTTATATATTTCTCTTTTGAAATGGATAGAGTAACTAAAGAATTTGATTTTATTTGTTATTTTTTATATACTGATTATGGTATTGAAAAATTTACCTTACCTTCAGATATAACTTATACTAAAAATGGTGAAAGACAATTTGAAATAGAAATATCTTCTGAACTATTAAGAGGTAGAATAGCTGATGATGAGGGTAAAACTATAACCATTCCAAAAGAAATAGAAGAAAAGATATTTTATATACATTCTACTAAAATAGTTCAACTTTTTGGAGAGTATAGTGAAAGAGGTGAAAAACTTAAAGAAGGTGTTATTGATTTTATTCCAACAAAAACTAATCCTACAGGTTTAAGAAATTGTATTATAGATACAATGAAAAATTTAGGTACTATAGAAAAAAAACCTATCTTTAATAAAAAAGGAGAACCTATTTTAGGTGATGATGGAAAACAATTGGAAAAAGTTATAGGTTATACTTTAAATAATCCTGACCAATATGTTGTTGTTATAACAGACACTATTAGGAAAATACCTAGAGAAAGACAATTTAGTATGAAAGAAAATATTGATAAATATTTAGAATATGCTACAGAGTTAAGAGATAATTTAGGGGTTGCATTTGTTCATATAGTTCATTTGAATAGAGATATGGCTGATATTCAAAGACAGAAAGCTATGGGTGAGTATCTACATCCAAGTCCTGAACAAATAAAAGATAGTGGTAATGCTAGTGAAGAAGCTAATCATGTTATAACTATGTTTAATCCAAATGATGATAGGTTTGGATTAAAAAAACATTTTGGAGTTGTTATTAAAGATAGTAATAACAATCAATTCTATCCTCAATTAAGAACATTACACCTTGTAGAGTCAAGACATAGTGTGTACCCACAACACTTTGCTGTCAATATGCAAGGAAACATTAAAAATTTTAAAAAGTTTAGTAATGAGTAAATTAAATAAAAATAAAGTAAGTAAAAAATGGGATTAAAAATTGGAATTATTGGTGAGCCTACAAAAGGTAAATCAGCTAGTATTGTACCTAATGAAGAATTAGGTATTAAAGGATTAAGTCCTGAAGAAACTATAATTATATCTTTTTCAGGAAAACAATTACCAGCAAAAGGTATAAATAGAATGTATCCAAGAGATAAGAAAATTTCTGAAGGAGGTAATTTTATTCATATCAAAGATGTTAGAGATTTAGCTAAAATTATTGATTATATTTCAAATTCAAGACCTGAAGTAAAGAATATAGTTTTAGAAGATGCTCAGTACTCTATGGCTAATGAATTTATGTCTAGGGCTAAAGAAAAAGGGTATGACAAGTTTGTTGATATAGGTGTTAATTTTAAAAATTGGATGACTGCTATTGAAAATGCAAGACCTGATTTATATTATTATCTTATTTGGCATCCTGAAAAATCTAGTACAGGAGAGTATAAAATGAAAACTGTAGGTAAAATGGTTGATGACTATCTTACTATTGAAGGTTTATTAGATGTTATTCTTTATGCAGATTGTGAAAAAGGTGCTGATAATAAAATGCAATACTTTTTTGTCACAAATAATGATGGAAGATACCCTGCAAGAACAGCTCCAGGAATGTTTCCTGGTGATGATAATAGATGTCCTAATGATTTAGGCTATGTAAGAAAACAAATTGATGAATATTATAATTAATAGAAGATGAGTAATACAAAAGAACCAATTAAAATCACAAAAACAGATTTAATTGAGAAAATAAATGCAGGTTGGAAAAAACCTGAATTAGCAGCACATTATGGTATACCAGTATTAAGAATAGGACAAATAGTTTCTCAAGCTGGTTTAAGATTTAGAAGTTTTAAAGGAGAAACTGCAATTTTCATTGATGATACTGTAGATAATAATACTACAGTTGAACAAGAAACTTTAAAAGTTGAACCTAGTGATTTTGAATCATCAGCAGCTCATACAGAAGCTGTAGTATTAGAAGAAGCAAAACCTGAAACTAAAATTGTAGAAGAAGGTTTATTTTAAAATAAATTAAATAAAAAATAAAAAGTAATAATATGAGTATGTATGGATTTGAATCAGATTCAAGTAACTATAATGGTCCTAGTTTTGGACTAAATCAAGGAAAGGCTAAACTTATTGATTTTAAATGGATTCCTAATGGTGGAAAAGGTGGAGCTGCACAAGAAGCTCTTGAAATTAAATTTAGAGTTGGAGATGCTGAAACAGGTAGAGACTTTTCTTGTAGAAAATTTCCTATTACAAAAGCATTTTATAAAGATGCTGAAGGTAAGAATTGTGAAACTTCTGACCCTAATCATGATGCATTTAAAGCAGAAGCTAAAAAATTCAATGCTTGGATTACACATATCTTAAAATCATTTGCAACTGAAGAAGTAATTAAACAAGCATTTTCAGTTCCAATTAAAGATTTTAAAGAATTTTGTACTATTGCTGCAAGTATTCTACCAAAAGATTTTCAAAATGTATCTTTAGATATATTCTTGCAATTTGAATATAAATTGAAAGATACAGCAGAAATGACTTATTTACAAGTTCCTGATAATATGCTTTCAGGTTACTTCTTATGTCCTGCAACAAAAGAATCTTGGCAAAAAGTTTCTGATGCTAATGGTTTAAAATATGTTTCTGGAGAAAGTGTACATAATTTTGCTAGAACAAGCAAATTTATGGAAGGTAATAATGCAAAACAACAAAAAAAATCTGATACACCAGTAACTAATATGGGTACTCAAGGTGAAGGATGGTAAGAAAATAATTTGAATTGTAAAGGAAAGTCTATCTTTCCTTTACTTTTTTATATTTTTGCAAAATGTATGGTTATGAAAAAGACACTCAATTAACAAAAGAAACAATTTTAACTAAAATATCTCAAGAAGAGATATTTGAATTTATATTTGAAAGAAAACTAGATTTTTCTCAAAGATATACAAATCCCCTAAGACCTGAAGATAAAGAACCTGGTTGTAAATTTGAATGGTATAATGGCTATTTAAGATTAGTAGATTTTGCTACTGAACAAAAATCTTTTAATTGTTTTACTATGATTATGTTGAAGTATAAAGTAACTTTTCAAGAAGCTTTAGAAATAATACATAAAAATGTAAAACCAACTAATACTTATGAAATAAATAATGGATTTAAAAAAACTAAAAAAGAGAAATTTATTATAAGTGTAAAAAATAAACCTTATAGTAAAAAAGGTCTTTTATATTGGTCAAAATACCTTATTTATGAAAAAGAACTTATAGAAGATTGTGTTTTAGAAGTAGAAGAAGTTATTTATACAAGTAGTACCACTCAATTTATAACTAAAGTACCTGAAAATAGTATTACATTTTCTATTAATATTAAAGATAAGTTTAAAATATACTCTCCTTTAGCATTAGATAGATATAAATGGAGAACTAATTTTACAGAAAATGATATAGGTGGCTTAGATAAATTAGAAGAGACAGGAGAAGTTTTGGTAATAACTAAATCATATAAAGATTATAGAGTGTTGAAAAACAATCTAAAAAATCAAAATATAATTTGGTTTCAAAATGAAGGTATGATTCCTTCAAAAGAAATATGTGAAAATTTAATTAGTAGATTTAAAAAGATTGTTTTATTTTTTGATAATGATAAAACAGGTATAGATTCTATGTTAAAAATACAAAATCTTTTTAATACTATTAAAGATTCAACATATATAACACATATTCCAATTGAATATGGTGTAAAAGACCCTTCAGATTTAATATATAAAGAAGGGCAAAAAGATTTTATAAAAATAATAAACAAATTAAAATTAATAAAGTAATGAGAAAAATTACAGTATATAGTTCAGCAGGAAAAAAAACTACTATTAATTCAGATGTAAAAATCTATGGAGATTTAAAACCACAACTTGTTGAGAATGGTTTTGAAATAAATGACTCAACAGAAGTACTTGAAAGAGTTTCTAAAACAGCATTTACAGTTAATGAAGCTGTTTTACCAGAAGGAGAGTTCACTTTGTATGTTAATCAAAGTAAAAAAATTAAATCTGGTGCAGATTTAAGTAGAGCAGAACTTTTTGACTTTATAAAAAATAATCCTGAACATAAAGGACATTTTAGAAAAGGTGCTTTAAACCATACTCAGATATCTACAGGAGAGTTGAATGAAATGTACAACAGTTTACAAGAAAATTTAAATATACTTCCTAAAAAAAGTGAAACTAAATCACAAAAAATTGAAAGTAAAAGTGTTGTAGCAAAAGTTGAAAAAAATACTGAAAAAGTCTCTTCTTCTTTTCTATTAGATTTAAGAGATAGTTTACAAGAAGCTTATGATAGTAGTGATTGGGATATGGTTGAAACTACTATAGAATCTATAGATAATTATCTAAATTCTAATTCAGAAGAATTAAGTGAAGATGAGCAAGCAAGAATGGAAATGAAAGCTCTATTTGGAAAGTAAAAAAAAGAATATAAAGAATTAATATAAGAGTTATCATTTTATTATGATAACTCTTTTTTATTTTACAAGGTATGAATGAGCAACAATTAAATAATAAAATAAACTCTTTAAATTTATGGAAAAATTTAAATTGGTTAGATAAAAGAAAAGATTATATTTCTTGTGATATAGAACATATAAAAAAAACTATAAATACATTAATACCTATTTTAGAAAGTCATTATAAAGATTTATGGGATATTCAATTTAAATTTTTATATGAAGATATATCTCCAGAAGATGAATATGATGATGAAGGTAATCTTATAGAAGCTTTTCCACCTAAATATAAGTTAAAGTTAAAACATTTTTTTGTTATAATTAAGTTTCCTGAAATAACTGTAACTAATACACCAGGTAGAAAAATAAAACTATATGATTTCTTTATAAATGTCCCTTTTAGCTGTGTTGATGAATATATTAATATGAAGAGAGTGCAAGGAGCATTGTTATCTCCAACAAAAATTCAATATCAATCTAATTACAAACATTCTCATTTAGAAACAGTAAACAATAAAAACTTTCATCAATTTACTAGTTTTTGTACAGGTTCAGGAGATATAAATACTATGCAAGGAGATATTAATGATTATTTTAATAATATGTACAATTTTGATGAAAATTTATTTGAAATGTTTTTTCATCATTTAAAAAACTTTGTTGCATGGGAAAGTTTAGAGGGAACACCTTATTTTAGAATGAGTGGAGTAATAAAAAAAGATTCAGGTAAATTACCTATTATACATAACTATAATTTACAATCCTATTATGAGGATTTTAAATATCATATATTTAATCAAAATATTAAGCTACAATGGACTATTAAAGAAGGTTATTATTCTATAAAAGATAATGAATATTTTGAGAATTTAATCTTGATAAACAATAGATTTAGTAATAGTGAACTATGTTATAAAGATGAAAAAGGTGAGTATATTTCTGTACAATATGCTGAAAATTCAATAAATATTAATGTAGGTAATGGTAAATACATAATATTTAAAGGTGAAAAAGTTGTTTTAAGTATAAAAAATACTAATACAGATTTATCAGACACTTTAAAAAAATATGTTCACCCACAAATAAAAAATTATATCAAATCAAAAATTGAAAATGAGTACAATAAACAAAAATTTAAAGATAAATACTTTAGAGCAAAAAATTAAAATAAATATTACACAAGAGTTTTTAGATAAATGTAAATTCTTGTGTAAACATATACCTAAATTAGAATGGTCTGGAGTATTGTTTTATGACATACAAGGCAGTATTAAAGACCCTGAAAATATGCTTTTAACTCCTATAGACATATTTTTCTTAAATATAGGTAGTTCAGCTTATACAGAATATAATACTGATAATGCTAGTACAGGACTTGTAGATTTTATCTTTGAAAAAGACTATATAGAATTAAAACAAGGTCATATACACTCACACAATACTATGAATGTATTTTTTAGTGGAACTGATATGAAAGAATTAGAAGATAATTCAAGTGCATTTAATTTTTATTTGTCTCTTATAGTAAATAATTATATGGAAATGTGTGCAAAAGTTTCTTTTGAAGGTCTTTTACAAACATCTAAATTTCCATATAAAGTTAAAGATGAGAATGGAGATGAATATGAAATTGGAGAAAATCAATTAGAAGAAAAAGTTCTATTTGTTTATAATTGTGATATAACTAGACCTGAAGATTCAGATAAAGTTTCTAAAGATTTTATTAAGCAATATAATAAAATTGTTAATGAATACAATACAAAGAAAACAATAGCACAAAAAGCTCCTACAACAGGAGATAAAAAAGATTATCAAAATTGGAGAGAGGACTCTTTTATGCATAAAGAATTTGAATCTACAAGCTTTATGGCTAAAAGTTCTATGGCTCATGATGATTCTTTTTGGGAAGCTAACAATTCTATTTTAGATGATACTAATAGTGATGAAGTATTAATAGAAGATTTTGGTACTTTTTTATTAAGATTAGGTAAACCATTAGGTCCAGATGATGACTTAGATGCTTTATTTGAAGATTTATCTGCTACAAATTTTAATGTTAAAGATTATTGTTCAGCTATTAGTGAAAGATATATAGAATTATACAAAGAGTTTTTTCCAGCTTTATATGTAAATGAGGAATCTATAATAGCAAACACAGAAGTATTAATAGATGTTTTAGAAATGTATGTAACTTCTTATGTATTTGTGAAAAGCATAAATAAAACTTTAACTGATTTAGTAGATAGAATGACACATTATTTTAAAAATGATAAAAAGAAGAAAAAATGATAGGTAAATTTGATAGATTAAAAGATGCTCCTTGGTTTCCACAAGGTAAGAGAGTATATACTACAGTATGTGGAGCAGGTGGAACAGGTTCTTGGACAGCATTTGCATTATCAAGAGCTGGATTTCAAGTCAATATTTATGATTTTGATACAATAGAAGACCATAACATGGGTAAATCAAATTAATTTTCACTACCTTTGTGAAATAATTTGAATTTTATGAGATATATTTACAATAATGTAATAATTGTAAAAAATACTCAAAAATTGTCTGCCCCACTACATAGTGATGTGTATTGCAAACCCAGAATATGCTGGAAACTCCTTAGAGCTTTAATTACCAAAGTGTAAAAATATTAAAGATTGGACAATCAGCAGGGATAGATTAAATTAAAATTTAATAAGCCCTCAGAGACTACCAATGGGCATCTTATAAAAATAAGATGATGGTATAGTCCACCTATATATGAAAGTATATAGATTAAATAAAAAGGGACAAATGTTTAAAAAATCACAAATAGGTGATAAAAAAGTAGAAGCTGTTGCAAAAAACATAAAAGATTTTGTAGATGAAGATGTTATAATTTTTGATACTCCTTTTGTTAAAGATGAGCCTTTAAGTAATATGGTTTTCTCTTGTTTTGATAATATGAAAGCAAGAAAAGAATTATATGAAGATTGGAAAGATAAATTTGGTTCTACAAATGAAGATTCTATACTTATAGATATGAGATTATCTGTAGAAAATTTACAGATATTTTGTGTAACAAAAAACACTTTAAATAAATATGAGAAATTTTTATATACAGATGAAGAAGTTCCTGAATTAGCTTGTACATTTAAACAAACTACACATTCAGCTATGATGATAGCCTCTCATGCAGTAGCTTTTTTCACTAACCATATAACAAATGTTTTTGAAGGTGAAGAAATAAGAAATGTACCTTTTTTCTGGGAATATGTTATTCCTTTAGATATATTAAATTATAATTGTGAGTAGTATGGATATAAGACCAGAATCAAATTTTAAATGTATTAATGCTTTTTGTTCTTGGGCTAGAGACCCTTCTATAAATAAAAATTTAGAAATACAATCTACTTCTAGTTTTATATATACATCATTACATAATGAATGGTTACCTGCCTATTTATTCTATAACTTACTTCCAAATGATTTTGTAAAAAGATATAGTATTATTAAAAATGAAGATAATAATGAAAAAGTAATTACTTATTATCATACAGATTTTGTTATGGAAGTTTCTTTAGAAAATATAACCCCATCAGCTTTAATACTAAAAAATTGGGAAAAATTTGGAAGAACATTTAAGGAATCTAGTTATTTTAAAATATTTAAAATAGCTTCTATACCTCATCATTTAATGGTTGCAAAGAATACTATTTTTTATCCTACTAATGAAGGTTGGAAACCTTTATTTATGTTATGTATAAAAAAAGATGCTATTCTTAATTTGAAAACACCAAATGAAGAAATTAATAGTAAAGATATAGTAATACTAATAAGTAATAAAATCAAAGAATATGATAAATTACTTACCTTTATTAGATTACATTATTTTGATAAATATCTTGAAGATAATATTAATATTATTTTTACAAAAAATATTAGTGAATTTTGTTATAATAAAACTCCAATAGTTACTAGTAAAGATTTTAAAGATATTCCTTCTATGATGGATTTTTTAAATGGAGAAAATGATTTAGGAATATATAAAGAGTTAAAAGAATTATATGGAAGAGAATAATATAAAAGAAATATTTATACCTTTAAACACACCTTCTTCAAAGAATGGTAAACAATGGACAGGTAGTTTTTTAACTTCTTCTCCTGCTACACATAAGTGGAGGAGACTAACTAAAGATTTTTGGACAGAAAATAAAGATAAGTTTTTAGAAATGATAGAAAATGAACCTATTGATACACCATTATTAATAGGTATGCATTTTGTAAGAAAAAGTAGACATAAATTTGATTTTAATAATGTAACACAAACTATTCAAGATGAAATGGTTAAATATGGTTGGTTAGAAGATGATAATATCACAAAAATGATACCCTTACCCTTATTAAAAAATCAAACTTTTTTTAGTTATGATAAAAAAAATCCTGGTGTATATATAAAAATAATTCATAAGAATAAGGATAATTTTGTATCTTTGACTTTTTAAATCTATTACAATAAAGATGAAAGGATTACTTAGAAGAGATTATAATAAAAAAATTGGTATATATAGAATCTATAGTTTAAAAAATAATAAATCTTATATTGGAAGTAGTTCTAATTTATATTCAAGAATTAATAAACATATTAATGATTTAAAAAATAATAAGAAAACTAATATTAAATTACAAAATCATTACAATAAATATGGTGAAAATGATTTAAAATTAGAAATTATTTGTTTATGTAATTTAGAAGAATTATTAGAATTAGAATTACAATATATTTTAAAGTATAATTCTTTTAGAAATGGTTTTAATTGTTTAGGTATTTCTGAAGGTTTTCAAGGGTATAAATTTACTAAAGAACAATGTGAAAATTTAAAAAATATACAGAAATTAAATGCTATTAAATATAGGACTATTTTATTAGAAAATTTAAAAAAAGCTAGATTATCTAAAATTAATAACCCTATTAAAATAGATTGGTGGATAGGTAAAAAACATTTAGAAAAATCTAAATTAAAAATGTCTGAATCAGCTAAAAAAAGAAAACCTTCATTTGAAATACCTGTTATTCAAGTAGATATGAAAAATAATTTTATAGCTGAATATAAATCTTCAGCAGAAGCAGAAAGACAAACAGGTGTTTATAAAACTAATATAGGTAAGTGTTGTTTAAATAAAAGAAAAAGTGCAGGAAAATTTAAATGGCATTTTAAAGTATAAATAATAAAAAATGTAAAGTATGAATATATATGAGATAAATGCAGAAGCATTAGAGTTAGAAGCACTTATACAAGAAAGTAATGGAGAAATTACTCCAGAAATTGAAGAAAGATTGAGAATTAATCAAGAAAATTTTAATTATAAATTAGACAGTTATTGTAAGTTTATTAAATATCTTGAACTTCAAATACAATTTGGAGAATCTGAAATAGATAGAATTAAACAACTTATTAATAATAAAACTAATTTAATAGAAAAACTTGAACATAATATTGTAGAATCTTTAAAAGTATTTGGTACAAAAGATAGAGTAAAAGATATTTGGAGGTATGAAATAGGTACTTTTAAATTAGGTACAAGAACTTCAAAATCTGTCAAAATATTAGATGAAAATCTTATAGAAGATAAGTTTAAGAAAATTCAACTTTCTAATTTAACTGTAGAACAGAAAAACAACATTTTAATAGCTTTAAATTTAACTGAAGGAGAAGTTAATTTGAAAGAAGAATTTTCTAAAACTAAAATTAAAGAAGCTATTGATGCAGGAGAAAATGTTATTGGGGCTGAATTAACAACTAAACAAAGTTTACAAATGAGATGATAAAAGATAAAATAGGAGATGTTTTCTTTGATGAGATAAAAGATAACATATATAGTAATAGAACTAGAAAATATCTCACACCTATTTTAAAAAATTATGGAGAAGAATTTATAAGAAAATTAAATGTAACACACAAAGTAGCAATAGGTGTTAGTGATAAAATATTATTAAAATCAAATTTACATTATGATAATCACTTATTTATAATGTTTAATACAAATAAAAGAACTAAAATATTTGAATCTTTTTTAGAGTATGTTCAAAATTTTGAATACTATACACAAGACTATATTTTTGGTAATATTTTAAAAAGTCCTTATCATATTATTGTATTAAGAATACCTGATAAATTTA